AAGGGAATGGCCATGTCAATAACTTATACAGGGCCCATTCCTAGCACCCCCTTGACAAACTGGCTAAAAGATGCTACATTGAATAGATGTTAAACAGAAAGGCTCGTAGAGCCCTTAAATCGAGGAAATTAAAGATGTCCGACTCAATCCCGCCCCGAACAGAGCAAGACGTGCTACAAGAATATGGCCGTGTGTGTGCACAAGCTGGTGAGCTCAATTTTCATATTTCTAAATGTCAAGTAGATGTTCTTAAACTTAATGATGCTATCGCTCTCCTCACTGAGGAGCTAAAAGATATGCGTATCTCGACTCCCACGGCATCACCTACTGCTCCTGAGGAGACACCTAATGTTCAATCGCAAGGTTAAGTTGGCTCAAACACAAGAAGACTTCGATGCTCAGGTGTCGAGCTTTTTGCTAGAGAATGGCTTTCCTGATGATCAGGGTCATAGAGCTACATTCGCACAAAGCATCCAAATGTTACCAGCTGATCAGGACTTTTTTCATACTGAGAAAATGGCCAGGCAGATTAGAAAAGCTAAGGCAGGTGAGTACGCCTTCTATGTAATGTATCCAAATAAACGTCCTCAGAAAGACATCGATGAATCTCAAGCAACTAGCAAAGCTTTGGAACAAAAAGCTTAAAGATTCAGGCTTCAAGGATATTGAAGATGAGCATGGTAATCTAAAAGTCTATGATAGTGAGCTGCAATCTCGTATCAGTAAGAGCGAATATTTATCAACGATGCATTACTATGAAAGAGCACGCGAATTGGTACATTCTAAATACTTGGAAGGACGAGACCGATACATCTGGCAACGGCATGCTGAGGGCGAATCAAATGAAGAAATTGCACGATCAGTTGGACTCAATCCAAAATCTGTCGGAACCATTATTGCAGATATTGCAAGGCGATTAATGTGATTAATATTCGTGATGCGGGTGGAGGCGATGCAGCCTTTATCTTTGCTACGTGGCTTCGCAGCCTCTACTTTGGTAGTAGTTTCTTCAGACGTATTGATAAAGATACCTATTTCGATAAGTACAAACTCGTTGTTAGTGCATTGCTCGCAAAGGCCACTATTAAAATAGCCTGCCTAAGTGAGGATCAGGATGTTGTTGTTGGCTATGCGGTGTATGAAGGTCCTGTGTTGCATTGGGTGTATGTGAAAAAGAATTGGAGAAAACAAGGAGTGGCCCGACTTCTTGTTCCAGATAATATAAACACGTTTAGTCATTTTACTAATGTTGGTTGGACGGCGAGGCGTTTGGAGTGGAAGTTTAATCCCTTCCTATAGTATGTTGCATGATAGAGATATAAAGGTTAAGTTTGCTAAATTGGTGGCTGCAGTTACTATCCCAGGCACTAAGATTGCCAATACGGATAAGCTAGAGACGGATATGCAGGTAAAGCGGGTTCAAGTGAGTATGAAGCTTACTTCTGCTGGATTACAAGTTGAGTCCAGTAATATTAAAGTGCTTATCCCTACCAGCCATATTGCATATATGGTGTTGGATGAATCCTGAGGAGTTACTTGCTAAAGCTCTTGAAGCTATGCGTAGAGATGTAAATCATATCTTTGGTGCGGTGAGTGAAAAGAAGCTTGTTCCTGCCTCAGCACGCGATCTTGTAGCTTACGTAAAACTACTCACCGACATTCAAAAAGCCCAGTCTAAAGCTGATGAGTCTGTTGACTCCCTTTCCAATGAAGAACTAAAAGCCCATGCCAAAGCCCTCCTTAAAGAAAGTGGTGAAGACTCTTGAATCCCGTACATCTTCACCCTTCGAACTTTCCTCATATTTGTTCTACCACCAACTCAAATTTGTACAAGATGGTAGCTATTTTAAATTGGCAGTCACTAGTAGGAGGGCAGGCAAGTCTGTGTCTTGTGCCGCAGATCTTGTACACACTGCTATTAACAACCCAGAGGTAGTGTGTCTTTATGTCACTCTTAGCAGAAACAATGCAAAGAAGATTATATGGCCTGAACTCAAACGTATCAACCGTAGATTTAGTCTTAAACTCACCTTCAATGAGTCCGATCTTTCTGCCCATGCATCAAATGGTAGCATCATATATTGCAGTGGCGCATCTGACAGAACAGAGATTGAGAAGTTTAGAGGACTAGCTTTAAAGAAAGTGTACATTGATGAAGGGCAAAGTTTCCCTAATTACATTGTGGATCTTATTGACGATGTACTTACTCCCGCACTTATGGATTATGCAGGTAGTCTTAGCCTCATTGGCACCCCTCCCCCAATACCAGCCGGATTCTTTCATAAAGTAGCTACAGAAGACAATGAGTGGTCTAAACATCATTGGACCTTCTTTGACAATCCCCACATTTTAGATAAGTCCGGCACCACTCATCAAGCCCTCCTAGATCGTGAGCTAAAGCGTAGAGGCGTTAGCCTCGACCATCCTAGTATTCAACGCGAGTGGATGGGTAAGTGGGCTAACGATACAGACAGCCTTGTCTATCACTATGATAGTGAAAAGAATGGTTACACCACACTGCCTCAAGCTAAATGGACCTATATGCTTGGAGTGGATATTGGATACGAAGATGCGGATGCTTTGGCTGTTATAGCCTTCTCCGAGACGGACCCAAATACCTATCTTGTGGAAGAAACTGTCACAAAACGACAGGGACTCACTGAATTGGTAGAACAGATTGAATCTGTACGTAAGAAATACGCCATTACAAAAATAGTGATGGATACAGGTGGATTGGGCAAGAAGATAGCAGAAGAGATTATTCGTAGATACAAAATACCTGTTATTGCTGCTGAAAAGGTGCGTAAGGTTGAATACATCGAGCTGATGAATGATGCATTACGTTCAGGCAGGCTTCGTGCAAAGGCAGGTAGCAGGTTTGCTCAAGATGCTATGAAAGTGGAGTGGGATCTTGACAAGTCTACCCCAGATAAGCGGGTTATTAGTAAACGCTTTCATAGTGATATATGCGAGGCACTTTTGTATGTTTGGAGGGACAGTTGGAGCTTCACATATGAAAAGCCTAAACAAGCGCTAAAATATGGTACTAAACAATGGCAGGACGAAGAGGCAATAAGGCTCGAGGAAGAGGCCGAAAAATTCTTTTTAGAACAAGAAGAAGCTAATAAAGACCCATTTTAATGAACTATCCTTTTGCCTGCCCTACTTGCAATAAACTTATTTACAAGAGCGCTAGATGTGTAGAAATCTCAGCTAAAGGGGGTAGAACTTATTGGTGTCATTCTTGTTATGCTAATAAATGGATTAGAAAATACACTACCAACATTTGTCATAAGTGTTTAAAAAAACGAGATAAAGATGCTTTTGGCAAGTACAGTTATTGGTATAGAGGACTCAATCCAGAAGCTAAACAACATATTGAATATAAAGCAAGAACTTGTAATTACTGTGTTATAGCAATGACCTATAACACACCTCTTGATTGGTATGAGAAAAAACTTGAAGAACAACAAGGACTTTGTGCAATTTGTAGAAAGCCTGAGGTAGCTAAAACTGGAAAGGGCAAGGTTAAACAGCTGTGTGTGGACCATGATCACACTACGGGAGAAGTAAGGGGCATTCTTTGCACCAAATGTAACTCAGCCCTTGGATTGCTTAAAGAAAGCCTTTTTAACATTAATAATCTTTACAACTATATACAGGTGTATAAGGTACGCAAGTAACCCTAAGAGAGGGTGGCTGTTGGGTATGTATATAAAGTATACATATATAGCTTAGTGCTACAGCACCTTAAGTAGGGATCATGTCGTGCCTTTAATGAAATCGAAAAGCAAGCGAGCTTTCAAGCACAATATAAGCGCCGAAATCAAGGCAGGCAAGCCACAAAAACAAGCCGTAGCAATTGCTTTTAGCGAGCAACGGAGAGCCAATAAGGCTTATGGCGGATCTGTTTCCTATCCCACACCAAAAGACCAACATTACAATAAAGGCGGGTACGTGAATGAAAAGCTTCACCCCGAATATGAACCTGTGAAAGATAGCATGGTAGAAGAGCTCATGCGCCGACGGCGTAAAATGTCCAAAGGCGGAGAAGCGGGTATGAATGATATGGGTCCTTTAGCCGAAGGCTATGAGGACAGTGATATGCATGATGAAGACTTCTTGAGCCAAGATGGCGATCAAGAAGAGTTTCCAGGAGACCACTCATCGAATGAGTTTGGTAATGAAGACCAAGAAGAAGCCAGACGTCAAATGCGTAAGGCTCGTATGGCTCGCGTAATGGGCCAAAATAAGCCCCAATGACCCCCAAAGAATTAGGCGAATACGCCAAAGTATGTCGTAAACACGGCATAGCAGAATTTACGCTCGGTGCTACGGTGTTGAAGCTCGACCTGAGCTTTGATCCATCCCATCCTACCGACCTATCTCGCGAAAGTGATAAAAACATTTTATCCCAGCCTCAATATAGTGAAGAAGAATTGCTATCGTGGAGTGCTGGGCCTGTTTCTGAATAATGGCCAAGATTACCAAGTCTAAGCGTTTAAGCGACCGTGAAACAATCACAGTACGCACGTCCTCACGCAAATCGCCTGATAAAGTGCAGAAGTGGTGGAAAGCTAGTACGCAAGAAGAGCGGGGGGCGCAAGCGTTAGCGAGCGCCACTTATTTAAGGGAAATGGGACAGTCGAGAGTTCGACAAGCATCCATGTTCACTCGGATGTACTCCAATATGCCTCTATTTGGGGCCATTAGTGGTGGACTTGCTCGAGGTACAAGCGCTCTTAATCAGCTTCCCATTGACCGCCCTACAATGAATGTGGTGCAGTCTTGTGTTGACACCTTAGTGTCACGTATAACACAAGCCCGTCCCCGCCCCATCTTCTTAACCGACAATGGGGATTACAAAGCTCGTAACTTAGCCAAACAACTTACTGAATTTGTTGCAGGAGAGCTTTATCAGACCCAAGGATATCGCTTAGGAGAACTTATTCTACGTGATGCTAGTGTGCTTGGTACAGGAGCCATTAAAGTATTTGAAGGACTAGATAAAAAGGTCAAATGTGAGCGTAAACTTAGCACGGAATTATACGTAGATCCCAATGATGCTATGTGGGGAGATCCCACCCAGCTTTATGAGCTAAAGCTTATTGATCGTGAAGTGCTAGCCGAGATGTTCTCTAGTAAACCATCCATTACCAGTACGGCAGAGAACGCCTATCCAGATAACAATGCTGAGGCTAATAAGACTATTGCAGATCAAGTAATTGTGGTAGAGGCTTGGCACTTATCTAGCGGACCCGATGCCTCAGATGGCAAGCACATCATCACCTGTTCAAGTGGAGTGTTGTTTGAGGAAGACTGGGACAAATCCAAGTTTCCTTTTGTGTTCCTGCATTACAGTCCTCGTATCTTAGGCTTTTTTGGTCAATCCTTGGCTGAGCAGCTTATGGGCACACAGATGGAGATAAACAAGCTTCTTATGACCATTAGTGCCTCCATAAACCTTGTTGGTGTGCCTAGAGTGTTTGTGGAAGATGGCAGTAAAGTAGTTAAAGCACATTTGAACAACCAGATAGGCTCCATCATCACCTATCGTGGCACTAAGCCAGAATATGCAGTGGCACCCTGTGTTCCACAGGAGATATATGCTCAATTACAAAGGCTTATTGAGTATGCTTATCAGCAATCTGGGGTAAGTGCCCTGTCAGCAGCTAGCCAAAAGCCAGCGGGCTTAAATGCAGCTGTAGCCCTTCGAGAATATGATGACCTTCAGTCTGATCGCTTTGCTAGTCTTGTCAAACGCTATGACAATATGTTCGTTGATTTGGCCTATCTCATCATCGACAAAGCAAAGGACATAGCAGAACGGGATGGCGCCTACCAAACTGTCTACCCCAATAAGAATGGCACTAAGGAGATAGACCTTCCTAAGGCCGGCCTTCTTAAAGATCCCTTTGTTATCCAATGCTTTGATGCCAGCGCGCTTCCGCGCGATCCAGCTGGCAGGATGCAGAAGATCACTGAGCTCATTCAAGCCGGGATGATCGACATTCGAGAAGGCCGACGGTTGTTAGATTACCCAGATCTACAACAGAATGAGAAGCTTGAAAATGCTAGTGAAGAGCGCATTCTTCAAACCCTTGATAAAATTGTAGAGCATGGCAAATATACTCCTCCAGACCCAATTATGTCTTTAGAGCTCGCTAAGAAGCTCAGCATTCAGTATTACAATCTTTATGTTCCAGCCAAGCTTGAGCCCGAAAGGGCAGCCATGTTGGAACAATTTAATGCACAAGTTTTGTTGCTTGAGCAACAAATGCAGTCACCCCAGCAGCCAGCTCAGGGGCCTGTACCTCAGGCGGTCCCGACACCGCTACCCCAATCACCCTTACTACCCCAGATAGGAATAGCAAGATAATGTCCCAAGGAACACTAGCCCAACAACCAACTGCACAAGCACCTGTAGAGGGCACACAAGCCCCCATTCAAAGCACTGCAGCTACGCCGCAACAGCCTGACCCACGCGAACAGCATCTTATTAAGAAAGAACGAGCTCTTACAGCCCAGATGCGTAAGTTTCGTGAAGAACGAGATGCGTTTGAGAAGGAAAAGGCAGTCAGAGCTGAATATGCTCCCAAAGACCAATGGAAGAAGGCATTCCTAGAAGACCCCACTAGCGTTGGTCTTAGCTATGAAGAGATACAATCTCGCTATCTTACTCAACCCACCCCTGAACAGCAGGAGATGCTCGCCTTACGGCGAGAGATATCTGCGCTTCGTGCAGAGCAAGAGAAGACCGTAGGGACCATTCAAAGCGCCCAGTCCAAAGCATATAATGATGCGCTCAATCAGATTTCCAGAGAAGTAGATTCTCTAGTTGATGCCCCCAATAGCCCCTATGAGCTCGTCAAGCTTGAGGGAGCTAACAAGCAAGTCACTAATTACATTAAAGCCACTTATGACGAAGAAGGCATTGTACTTAGTACTGAAGAAGCCACCCAAGCGGTAGAAGATTACCTTTTGGAGCGGGCTGAAAAGCTATTGAAGGCGGAAAAGTTAAAGGCGAAGCTAGCACCTCCTCAGCCACAAGCTGATACGCAGACACAATCACAATCGAAGACACCCTCTACTTTGACGAATGCAATGTCGCAAGCGTCAACACCATTAACGGCTAAGCAACGTCGCGAACGGGCTATAGCCGCTTTCAAAGGTATTAAATAATGTCAGCTGTATTCTCAACAGCCTCAAACCAGGTAGCAGCTCTTAAAGAGCTCTACGTTGGTGATGAGTTCATGAAGGATTTAGTGTATAAGAAGAATCCTCTTCTTGCGCTTATTCCTAAGGATGAAAGTCCAAGTGGCATGGCAGGTAAATATATTCCTGTCCCGCTGATCTACGCAACCCCCCAAGGCCGTAGTGCAACTTTCAGTAATTCTCAAAACAACCAAACTGCACCAGGATTGGTCAGTTTCTTCGTCTACCGAGTGCAAAACTATCAATTAGTCACCATTACCAACGAACTGTTGGAAGCGACTAAGAATGATGCAGCTGCATTCGTGGATGAAGCCAAGCTCAACATGGATACGGGGTTCCGCAACATCAGTAATGATCTTGCTCTTGACCTGTTCCAGGGCGGCAGTGCCACTGGTAGCCGTGGATCCTATGCCAATACGGCCTTTGGATCTGCCGGAACCGGCATCATCACGTTGGATGACCCCAATAGCATCGTCAACTTCGAAGTTGGCATGACGTTGGTGTCTTACAGTGTGTCTGGCACAACTCCTACCCAATCGACCTCAGCAGCTCTTGGCTATGTCATTGCTGTCAATCGATCGCTTGGTCAACTCACTGTGTCTGCAACCCAAGGTGGAAGTGCCGGTCAGCCTACTAACTGGTCCGTATCCTTTCCTTACCTGGCAGTGCAAGGGGATATCAACTTCGTCAGCGGCGGATTGGCTCCTGCAGCCAACCAAGCTGGTGCGTTGAAAATCTCTGGCCTCTCTGCCTGGTTGCCTACTTCCAGTCCTGCATCTAACGATCTATTCTGGAACGTCAATCGTTCTGCCGATCCTACCCGTCTTGCGGGCGTTCGTTTCAATGGCTCTAGCGAGTCGATTGAAGAAGCGCTCATCGATGGGTCGACCTTGGTAGCACGAGAAGGCGGACAGCCCGATATGTGCTTTATGAACTTTGCTTCATATAGCGCTCTCGAGAAGTCCCTCGGCTCTAAGGTGCAGTATGTGGACGTAAAGCATGAAGAAGCAGACATTGCGTTTGCCGGTATTCGTGTTCACGCCCCATACGGTCCTATTACGGTCATTCCTGATCGCAATTGCCCCGCCCAAACTGCCTATCTCCTGCAGATGGACACGTGGAAGCTGCGGTCTCTTGGCCGTGCTCCTCACATTCTTACCTATGGTCTGGAAGGACTGGAAGGTATTCGTGTTGGTAGTGCGGATGCGTTGGAAATCAGAATTGGCTATTATGCCAACTTGATCTGCAATGCTCCCGGCTGGAACTGTGTAATTCAGCTTTCAGCGTAAGTAATTGTTCCCGGCCTCGAAAGGGGTCGGGAACTTATTTCTATGTATCAAAATGTTGCATCAAAATGGGTCTTTTAAATGTATATTAACTATCCTAGCAAGGGTGGGGGCGGTACGGTAACCTCGGTAGCAGCTTCTCTTCCTTTAATCTCAAGCGGCGGCAGCACCCCTACTATAAGCATCCCTAAAGCAACGGCCTCTCAGGATGGGTACTTAGCTGCAGTAGACTTTGCTAAGATTGTAATGCAAGGGGGAAATAGTTTTGGGGCCACTATGGCTGTTGGTGCTAATGATAGCAACA